GTGCTTTATAAGTAAACTTCTTATATAAGTCTAAGTAGTCCAACTGTGATACACCACCAATATCATAAGATATTTGTTCACGTCCCATGATAACAGTTCTATTTTCTGTTATCAGTCCCCAAGGAGACATTCTCTTCATTAACTTCTCACCAAGGATTCTTTCAATCCTACGACACATATATGGAATATCATATAACTTACTATTCCATCCAGTAATAACTTCTGGAGTATTTTCTTCTATCATCCACCAATTAATGAAATTACTTAGAAGATCATATTCAGTTCTGAATGATTTGTATGTTACATTCTTCTGTTTATTATTAAATGATCCTAGACCCCAAGTTATAATCTCCTTAGTTGTATAATCTTGTATTGATATTAGAAGTATCTCTTCTGCAGCAGATTCTACATCAGGGAATCCCTGCTCCGACTTAACTTCAATATCAAGAGTAACTAATTTGATCTTCTCAATATCAAACTTTAATTCTTGATCGGGATACTTATCTGAAATATATTGGTAGATGAACCTCTCATTACCATAAACATTAAAATTTTCAACACCATCATATCTCTTTATAAACTCTCTACAATCACGCACACTGCCTGGTTCAATTGCTTCTACATAATCACCAGTTAAAGTTTTATATTTCGTTTTATTTTTTGAGTCAACAAAAAGGGTTGGATAAAACTTCTCACGAGTTGCGAAGTGTCTACCATCTTCGTAACCACGTACTAAGAAGTTGTCTCCAACCATCTGAACGTTTGTATAGAATCTCATTCCTTAGTCAAATCCAAATATTTTTCAAGCAGTGTAGGTGTAGGTTCTGCTATTGTTAGTATTTTATCAGATCCTATCATAAAAACATCATCCCTTGTGACACCTATTAAGAATTGTTCGAGTGTCCCATTACCAGTAACAACAAAAGGTTTTGTTAACTTACAATCAGGTTGCCCAATATCAGCACTACCTACCTCATCAATTTCAGATATTAAATTTTGATGTTCAAGAGCTAGTATCTTGATTATCTTTGGTTCCATTTGTTTTCTCCAAATACATTTGTTTAATTGATTCTAAAGGTTCTACCAATGCAATCACTTGATTAATTGGAATTGGTATTTCTTTATCTGCAGATGCAAGTATCCAAGGAGATAAAGACACCTCTATGGATGTTTGATTTTTTTCGCTCTCTGATAATGAGAATTTATTAAATTCAACAAGATGTGGTCTAGTGAAAAGATAAGCAACTGGTTTATCTTCAGATACTATTTCTTGTAATTCCGCAATCACTTGTTGTTGAGATTGTAAAAGTGCTACTTTAATTGTCATAATTTAATCCCATCTTGTAACTGTTAATTCAATGGAGTTATCATCCATCTCCCATTCTTCTTCTATCACAAAACCTTGTTCCTTAACAGCATCATGAATAGTGAGTCTAGCATACTGTTGAGTAAGTTTTTCAAGAAATCTTTCTATTGGAATATCTTTTTTCCATGTCTGCCTATCAGCAAATAATTCATATTCACCAGTTTTTTCATTCAACTTAAATCCAATATCAACTCCAATAGAAAATTCAACCTCAGTAGTAGGATGTTCCTCTGCATGAGATGAATTTGTTATGACAAGATCAACCACTGACATTCCCAAATCAGCAGGATTATTGACTCTTTCACCCATTCGATTAAGACATTCTATTATAATAGATTTATCTTTAAGTTTGGTCTTGATTGTGCTGAAGTGTGACATCTGTTTGTGTTTTTTGTTGCTGGTAAAATTCTGGTTTAGTTTCTACGTAAGTAACTTCACCAATTCTTTCTTCTATTAATTTAGTCAAGTCTTGACAGGCATTACCAACAACACCTATCACTTCTTCACTAACTAATCCATCTTGTCTGATGGTGAACTTAAGTTTTGTTTGTTCAGGCATTATAATATTACCCTCTTTACTTTTTCCAATACAGTTTTCTTTTCCTTTACTGGTTGCTTCTCTACAACTACTTCCTCAACAGGCCATGGAACATCATACTCCCAATGCTTTTCTGTATCAAAGGTTTCTGCTGGATTACCCAAACTTCTTTGTAGTAATCTAACACGT